TAAAATCTCCAAATGAACCACTTGATTTAGCTAAAGTTTGTATTTCATTATCTTCTTTTATAGCAACTTGATCTATTTTATTAATATAGCCATTAGCTAATTGAGTAAACTTATCCATATTATTATTTATCTAATTAGAAGTAGTTTTGTAGATAGTCTATTGAAGTAATCTTTATTTAAAAATGTTAGTTCATAACGTCTTGTAAATTTTTTAACTTCTGAAAAAGTATATTTACTTATATCCATATTATTAATCTTACTAATCATAGAGTTTATAGTAGTTTGAGCTTTACCATCATTAGTATAAATTAAATGGTCTAAATATAAAATAGAATATTTACTTATAAAAATTTTCAAAGGTAATATTTTATCAACTTTACGTAAAAAATTAGTAAAGAAAGTCAATATTTCATTTTCTTTAAAATATTTAAATAATTCACAATCATCCAATTGAGTATAATTATAATAAATTATAGATTTAGTTTTGCCATCCAATAATTTTTCACATATACTATAAATTGTATAATGATATATAAATTTTTTAACTTGTAAATTATTAATACTTTTATCTAATAAATTATATTCATGCAGAGAATTAATTATTTTAGGCTGTATATCATTAATTAGTAAATCATTAAAGTCAATAATAGTAAAGTCATAATTTTCTATATGTAAATCAGCCATCATTATTCTTATTATAATACTGTTCCAGAAATATTCTAGGAGCTTTACCTATTCTACAATTAATAATACCATTATAATAATTTTCATTTAATAAAACATCTTTTTCAAATTGCATTTTAGCTTCATAATAACTAAGTTCAAATTTACTACTACAAAATAATAATATATTAAATTTAAATTTATCTTTACCTAAATTTTCTATATCATTGTTTAATACATCAGATGAACCTGTATAAGTTTTCCAATCACTTTCAATATAATCTATTCTTTTTCTTTTTTTACCTTTTAATGGTTTTCGTTTAATTTTACGAACCATTTGTTTTTTACCAATATATGATTTGCTATTTACAGTATTAGTAATCTCGTAGACAAACCCATATGGATTTTCAGGCATATCACCTTTTATATCCCAATGACCACTATCCATTAAGTTATTTACTTTTTATTTTTACGTTTTCTAGTCTTACGTTTTTTACCAACTTTACCAAATCTTGAAATTGTAGCTCCTAATGCAACAGGTTTTCTAAAATCACCAGGAGCATAAGCATCAGTTCCAGGTGTACCGCTAATTGTATTCCCGTAACCTGCAGCTGCAGTTGGTCCTAAAGCACCACCACCGACAGTATTTTCATCTTCTTCTTTTACTTTCTTTCTACCTAATTTTTTAGATAATTGTTTTTTCTTATCTTTATGAACTTGAGTTTTAGAACCCATTAATCCTTGTTTATTTTTTCTAACTTTAATATCTTGAGCATCTTCTTCTTTTGCATCTAAATAAGCAGCTATTGCCATTTCTCTTTTTTTCTTTTTAGATTTACCTTTAAACTGAGGGGCCTTAGATTTTTGAAAATCTTTAACATAATCTCCGGCATCATGTTTTTTAGGGTTTAATTTTTCTAAAAATGCTTTTTCAAACAGAGTTGTTTTTTTCATATTAGTATTTATAATTAATAGGTGAATTTATTAGATCAATATATAAATGAAATAGAAAAAGATTTACAAATAAATGAATTTAACTTAAAAGACTCTTCAATGCGTACCCCAGCAAGAAAACATTATTGGGTATCTAAATTAATAAGACATAAGAAAAATTTATTAAGTTTAAGACAACAAAGAGACTCAGTTAAAAAAGAAGTAGTAAAAAAAATAATTGAAGAAAGCCCAGTCAAAGTTACTGTACCGGTGGCTGAAAAGGCAAGCTATAAGCATGAAAAAATGATAGATATATCTAATAAAATAAATGAAGAAGAATTAATTATTGAATTTTTAGAAAAAACTGAAAAAACTTTTAGTGCAGTTGGTTTTGATATAAAAAATATTATTGAAATAATGAAGATGGAACAATTATGATAAAATTTAAGTTAGATAAAGGCAAGGTACGTCTTATAACTGATAATTTAGATGATATTAGGGAATATTTTAGTGTTAAAGACGATACAGCACGATTTAGACTAAGGGGAAGAGCGAGGTTTTATTCAAACCCAAGAATATATTGTATAACTCCTACAGGTTTATTTGAACCGGGTTTATTCTTTGATATATTAACTTATATAAAAAAAGAGTATCCTAATATTAATATTGATATTGAAGATGAAGTTTTAGATATAGTAAAACCTAATAATTATAAATTAAATTCAGTATACAATTTACTTAAATTTCCTCTAAGAGATTATCAACTAACATCTGTCGAAAACGCATTAAAGTTTGGTAGAGGTATAATTAAACTTGGTACCGGAGGTGGTAAAACTTTAACAATAGCATCTTTATTGATGAGTATGTTTAAAGATAACTCTAAAATAAAAATATTAATTATAGTACCAGATTTGGGATTAGTTAATCAAACTTATAAAGATTTTGAAGAATATAACGTTAGATTTAAATTTACAAGATGGACAGGTAAAATAAAACCTGATTTAACTGCAAATTGTATTATAGCCAATAGAGGTATATTACAAAGTCAATTCAATGACAATGATTGGATAAAATATGTAGATGCTTTGGTAGTAGATGAATGTCATACTATTAAGAAATCAAATAAAATTAGTAAAATGGTTAATGAAATAACTACTAATAATAAATTTGGTTTGACCGGTACGTTACCAGATAATAAGCCTGATGAGTGGAATATATTAGGTAAATTGGGTAAAGTAATATATGATAAAGATAGTTATGAACTAAGATTAGAAAGTTATTTAACTAGCGTAGACGTTAAGGTAATCAATATAAGCTATAATGATAAACCTTTATATATATCAGGTAATAATAATTTTAAGACTGAATTAGATTTTATTTACACTAATAATTTTAGAAATAATGTAATTGAAAATATATGCAATAAATTTAATAATAACTCTCTTATATTGGTTAATCATTTAGCTCATGGCGATGCATTATATGATAAATTATCTCAAAGTAAAGATAAGCAAGTATTTTTTGTTAAAGGTGAAGTAGAAGTAGAAACAAGAGATGAAATTAAAAAAATAATGGAAACTAATAGCAATGTTATTTGTATAGCTATGAGTTCTATTTTTAGTACTGGTATTAATATTAAAAATATTCATATGATTATGTTTGCTTCAGGCGGTAAAAGTTTTATTAGAACAATTCAATCTATTGGTAGAGGTTTAAGATTACATGAAAGTAAAGATAAATTATTAATTATCGATATATGTGATCAATTAAAATATGGTATACGTCACGGAGATAAAAGACAAGAAATTTATAACTTAGAAAAAATAAACTATACGCAAACTGATATAGTTGAAAAATAATATTTTTATATTATAATTATTTTATGGCTAATACTAAAAAAACTACCGGTAAACGTAGAGGTCCGAAACCTAAAAAGACAGAATACTATGTAGATCCACGTGAATTAAAAGAAGAACTTATAGAATATTATGAAAACGGCGATTGCACTCCTAAGTTAGGTGATATGATACATAAAATAGCTCATGGTTTAAGTTACTCTTCAAACTTTATTAATTATACATATCGAGATGAAATGGTTGGTGATGCGTTAGTAAAAATGTATACTGCAGTTACAAATAAAAAATTTGATATATCATCAGATTATAATCCATTTTCATATTTTACTACTATTGCATTTCATGCTTTTATTAATAGAATTAAAAAAGAAAAAAAGCATGCTGAAACTTTAAGCCAATACAAAGAAAAAGTTTATGAGCAAGAAATGTTAGATTCAATGGATGGTAGAGTTTATGTCAAACCTATGAGTGATGACATAGATGTAGATTTGAATGAATAAAGTAGCAATATTTTCTGATATACATTTAGGTGTACACCAGAATAATGATTTTTGGTTAGGTATAGCTAATAAATGGGCTGATTGGTATATTAAAGAACTTAAAGATAAAGATATTACCGATATAATATTTTGTGGCGACTTCTTTCATTATAGAGATGAAATATCAGTTAAAACTTTAAATTTTGCTAAAGACTTTTTAGACAAATTTAAAGACTTTAAAATTACTATGATTACAGGTAATCATGATGCATGGTATAAAGATACATCAGAAATTAATAGTTT